AGAACGCGATGAAGAAGTTACTTGCGTTTGTGGTCATACATCAAGTAGAATATACAACACACCAGCAATCCGCTTCAATGGTAGCGGGTTCTATTCAACAGGAGGCTAGAGATGTGCAACATATGTGAAGGTGGCGGATGCTCTATATGTTTTAAGACAGAGGGCGAAGGCATACAGTTTGCTAGTGGTAAAGAGATAGAAGAGTTCTTCGATTCTTATTCAGAAGTTATGCACGTAGACCCAGCAGAATCTACTCCTGAGGCGGAGTAATCTCTGATGTATCTTCATCACGATAAGGTCTGAAGCCACCAATCTTATTGATTAACTTACGTATGCCACGCTTGTGACGCATACGAGCAGTGTCTTCACTACCTAACTCCATCTCTTTTGCTATGTCAGGAAAGTCCATTGCTTCAGCGTGACGCAGGAACAATAACTTCCTATCATCTTTAGTTAGTTTCCAGTATGCAAAGTCAATCTCAATCATCATCGCCATCATATTGCCACCCTCACTAGGTGCAGAGGGACGACCAGGGCGACCTAAGTCCACCTTGTTTAACTGATTCCATTCACTTCTTAAGACAGGAGTGAGCAATGCTTCAACCATATCTGCTTCGTAATAGAACAGGTCGCTTGTCTCATAGCCACCAGACTTAGCCTTCCAATGCTGACAGTAATCTAATGCTTGGTTACGTAGGCTACGATAGATTAAGTTCTTTGCATCCTTAACTCCGATTGCTTCCCACGTATCTAACTTATTGGGATGCTCAAGGAACCACTGATAGAGTGATTGTCGGATGTCTTCTAAATCTATATCACTAAACTTGCGGTGGTACTCAGATGCAACAGCATCAACAACGTACTGCCAAGGTTCAATGCGTGCCCATTCAAGTGTCACTTTATTCTTACCCCGTTATCTAAATGGAGGAAGCCAACCAGTTTCATCTTGTTATTCTTATTAGCAAACTCAGTAGTAGACGGCAACCACTTCTCGCTCCACTCAGTTGGTACCATCAAGTGCAAAGGAAAAGCCCACACACCATCAGGTGTTGAGTTGATGTACCAAGGGGTGAAGCCGAGTAACCGTGCCTCTTCAAGTAAGAAGTCATACTTCATCTTCTCAATCAACAGGTCAGGGTAATGTGTCTTTCGTGACTTAAGTTCGATAAACATTTTATATCTGTCAGTAGTGCAATCGAATCCATCGTACTCTTCGGGTGAGTGGATAAGGTCGGGTAAGTAAGTTGCCCTTAACCAATCAAAGAGTTCTTTTTCTTTCACTCATTATCCCACTTACCTCTTAAGACAAGAAGCCCAATGATTGCATAGTTAGCCATATCCTTAAACGAATCTTCAAGTGACTCGTGTTCAGGTGATGCACCACTATCAACTAAGTTGTTGATGCGTGCTAACTTATCGTGCATACGTACACGCAACCCATTGATGGCACCGCCAGGGGCTAGAGATATATTCTTTGGACCATAGTCCTTGTGCTTACTCAGTAGTAAGTTAGAAAGTTCCTGACTTAAGTTAGAAAGATTTACTTCGAGGTGGAGTTGGCGTGCAATAGAGGAATCTTTAGGCTGACTATCAGGAAGGAACCTTCCTTGGAGTATGTTGATACCTTCAGACCTTGATTCACTAGATGATTTATAATCTGCCATATCTCTTCACGCTCCGCCTTCGTCGTCATTGGTATCCGTTTCTAATAGTCGTGCTAAGTTTTGGTCAAAGTCTACGAGTGCTGACTTGACTACCATATCCTCAACAAGTTCATCTACTAGGTCGTAACCATTCTCACTAGCGAACAGTGTAACATAGGTGGACTGTGTTATAAGTTTTATCTGGTTGGGGTCATCAGCGTGGTTAAACATAAACCTTAGCAGTGACCCTAGCAGAAGTTTATATCCGTTGGGTAGTATGTAGTACGGGTCGAACTCTTCACCCTCTTCAAAGTAATGGTCCACTAATTGAAATGAATCCTCAAATTGTAGATGACAATCGTGGCAATAATTATGTGGGTCTATCTCATCACTCACTGGATGCCTATCTTTTCCAGTATGTAATCCTTGCCGTGAGATACAAAGACTGAGTTAACGTCTGCTCCATCACCGAATCCAACCACAGTTACTGGTAGTTCACGGGCAAGAGAGTTCGCAAACTCACGCCCAGGTGCATCTCCGTCAGCAAAGACAAAGACTCTCTCAAAGTCAGCGAGCAATCGTGTGTAATGTTTCTTCCAACTGTTAGCCCCTGGTACACCGACACAAGGAAAGCCAACACAACGGGACATAGTGAGGGTATCTAGTTCGCCTTCACATACACCTATCCAATCACCTGCACGTTGCACATCAAGCACGTTATACATACGAGTCTCTGCTCCCACCATACCCATATACTTGGGTTCAACTGCAGGGTTAAGACTTCTAAATCTTAGGTCAACAACACCAGTCTTGGTGATGTAAGGGATTGATAAGCGTCCAGTGTATTGCTCGTGACCTGTATCAGGTTCCGCGACTACGCCTAATTGAACCAACCGTGCTACCTCCAGAGGTATTCCCCTGCTTGCTAGGTAATCTTCTGCCAGATGAATACTTTCCGCGTACTTCTGTGCTGACTTGCCCAGTAATTCCTTCTGCAAAACGTTTTGCTTCATTGAAGTTCAGCCCCTCTTGACGCACGATGATTTGAATACTATTTCCCTGGACACCACAAGCGAAGCAGATGAAGATGTTCTTATCAAGGTTCGCCGTACCACTTTGGTGTGTGTCACCGTGAAAGGGACACTTAAGATTGACTTGTCCGTGAGTACTACGTATGGATGCCCCGTAGTGTTCAAGGATTGCTTTGATGGAGGGCAAATCGTTGTCAATTTTTATCACCATACCCTGCTTCCCGTAGTAGCCACACTAAATCTTCTGTTCTCATTAATGAAACCCAATCACCTATTGACTTCTCGCCTTGTCCATTCAGTCTTAAGACAACAACACCGAGGTCACCCTTGGCTCTATCTTTTAACTGTGCTATTGCAGCAGCAGGATTAAATCCAGTGCGTGCTTTTACTTCAAAGTCTATACCCACACAGCCAGTAATATCGCTACCACTACGACCAGCACCTGTAGATTCCGCAAATGGGAATCCGTTGTCAGCAAGGTAGTTAGCCAAGACTTTTTGACTTCGGTATCCACGATGCTTTCTGCTTTGTGATGCCACCTATGTAGCACTCTTATCCTTATTTAGGATACGTACAGCCCACTCTAACCCAGCGTTGACACCTTCGGTCCACTCATCAGTAATTGGTACCTTTGCTGCTTGAATCTTTTCGATTAACTTAGCAGTCTCTTGCTTGAGTTCAAGCAGAACATAACCACGCATCTCTTGAGTTCTGTCATCTTCTTCTTGTATCATCATCCACCGTTCTCTGGTATGTCATCAATGAACATATACTCTGGATTAAATGCCAGCCAACACATAAGGTTAGCGTTAGCATCAGCCCTTCCGTATCTATTCTTCACAGGTGAGACAGCCATTGACGTTCCCACTACCCCTAGTGTACATATAAGTGCAGGGATTTGTGCGACCTTACCCTGTAATGCAGAGCGTGGCTGTGTCGGGTTACCCTGTACTGCTTCCGATGTATGGTGTAGAACAATGACTGCTGCATTAGTAAGACGGGCTAAGTACTTTAACTCTTTCATTACTGCACGCATAGATGCAAACTCTTCGCCACCATCAGTGGCTATGTCCATTAGGTTGTCAATGAAGATTGCCTGAGGTGGACAACCCCATAGTTCTTCAAAGGCTTCGACCTCTTCGTTGATATCCAACAGAGTGGGACTGGATTCAAATGACCACACAATATGGGCTGACTTCTGCAGTACTGCCTTAGCCCAGTTGGTATCTTTATCCATCAAGTACTCAACATCAGTCTGATTCTTCCCACTAATCATTGACGCAAGGCGCATAGCCATAGTGTGTGAGTTGGTATCTGCTGATACATAGAGGGTAGGAACTTGCATCTTAAGTGCTAGACCAAGGGCTAACGTAGACTTACCTACACCAGGGACACCAGCAAACATTGATACTTCTGAGCGTCGACAAACAATTTTGTTGGTGTTAAATGTTTTGAATACTGCGGGTAAAGGTTCACCGCCTATGTCGGAACGTCCGACACTTCTTACTAATGTTCTCATAGACTTCTCCTGTCTTAAGTTGGAAGAGAGGCAGTCACCTTCCCCTGAATAACTACCCCTCCGCCAATTCTTATTCTAGCATTTGCTGTTGCATTAGCCGTTCGTCGGAGCGCACTGTTCCGCGCCCTGAGGTTGTGGGCAAACCCACATTGCGTACTGCTTGCCGTTCTTCTTCGATACTCCCGAAAGGAACTTGCGTGTTCCGTGTACGCAGGTCGGTGATGATAGACCCGTAGCGGACGGAGCCACTGTCGGGGCGGGTGCGGAGGTAGCCCAAGGAGGCGTGTCTACTGTTGAAGTAGTGGTCGCCAAAGGGGCTACGTTGTATGCACCAGCAATCATCTTGCTAGTTGCTGCAATCTGTGTTGAGTAATCAGAGATACCCTCTAGCAATACGCTGAGTTCATCTGCTGATGTCGCACGAATATTAATCAAGTCACCATTCGGAGACTTAACTGATACCTGTAACTTCCAGTTTTCTTCTGACATTATTTATCCTTTGTGAATTGGCAGTGTGCTGTGAGTCCACAGTAACTGCACGATTGTAGGTTCGGTAGAAATATACCAGCCTTTCGTGCCTTGTCAAAGCCATCAACAAAGTACTCAAGTGTGTCCTTGGTATATCTACTTAGGTCAATCATCTCTCCTGTCCCCGATTCACGAGACATCCAGTAGTTTCCTAGATTGACTTCAACACCTAACATCATCTCAACTCCTACCTTGTAGAAGCCAAGTTGTAAGTCAGATGCTGGTCGTCTTGCTGATGTCTTAAGGTCGACAATCACAAGTTGTCCGTTAACCTCAAAGATTCTATCGATGAACATCTTCACTGGTATACCAGCAATGATGGGATTCAACTCTAACTCGATAGCCTTTGCACCCTGTGGGGTGGTCCAGATTTTCCAATCAGGATTGTTCTTGCGCCAAATGATGTAGTCATCTACCCACTTGGAACCTTGTTCATACCACCACTCCCCATTTTCCTTGCCAGGGTTGGCTTTCGTGGCACGTCCTGCTACTCGCGCCTTTGTAA